ACTTTTAGACATTTCCGTGACACGGAACTCATACCCTTCTGCGGTTCTTGTGAAGTTTGAAACCGTGGAAGAAATCAATTCATCCACATCATCCTTCAAATAAACTTCTGACATAAGGGTTTCTGTGATGCTCTCGGATGTAGCAAGTATCTGTGCAGATAGCTTTGTTTCCGTTTCTGTAAGCCCATTTACAAGCTTTTCTTCTAAGTCCGAAGAAATACCCACCAACCTGTTTTCCGTGGCTATTTGCCCGGAAATAGCCCTTTCTGTGAAGGTATAAAGAGAAGCCCCCAGTGTCAGCTTGTTTGAAGCAGGTTGAAGCAAAGAAATTGACAATTTCCGCACCAAAAATAACTGATTGATAGAATGCGGTTCCGTGGTCACCCTTACCTGCGTTCCTATATGGAAGGATTCAACCGTTTTATCCACCGTTGCAAGGTCCGCTGCATCCAGTTCCACGGTATAAAGCATCTGCATCTGTTCATACAGTGCTTCATTGCCCTTGGTCAGAAGGTTTTCCGGCAAGGTCACATCATCCCATACCTGCGTTTTGAAAATCCAACCGTATGTGTCCACCGCTTCTTGGTTATACACATAATCAACACCGTTATTCACAGATTCTATGGTCAGTCTGCTTTCTTCCGTCTTTGCACCCAAGGGAATGATTGCCGTTGCGATATCTTCCCCTTTTGTCTGCCGTTTCAAATCCAAAAGGTTCTTACCGAATGTCACGGTCTGCGGTGATAAGAAATTCAGTTCTGCCAAATAATCAATATACACACCATCCGCTTCATGCCGAATCCATATATAACCGCCTAATGTGTCAAGTAATTTGCCCCGGATGCTTTCCAAGGTGTTCAGATATTCCGAATCACTCCGGGATATATAATCGTTCGGATCTGTCACGGTAATATTCCCAACCTTGAATTGGTGGTCTGCATCTACCTGTGCATTGTGATTGTTGATAAACTGCGTAAATAATTCCGCAGGTGTTCCGGTGAAGTCATAGGGCCTTTGTATGCTATCTACCAAGAAGGCAAGTTCCCCTTCGCATTCCACATTCTTTTCATTGTAGAAGCCCTGCGTATCGTTTAAAATTCTGCCCCGGAACAATAAAAAATCATCCTGATATACTCGGATGATTGATTTTAACCTTTTCAGTTTGTCAAAATTCGGATGGTTGTTATAAATCGTAAAATCAAAACCGCCTATTTCATTCAGTTCCAATTCCACCTTGGGATTGAATATCTCATACCCTTCCACTTGGTCATTGTATAACAGAAAGTTGTCGCATGATACCTGATACATAGTCACAACCCCCTTTCACGATATGCGAAGGTTGCCGTTCCTGTACCGCTTACTAAAACAGTATTATCACCATTTACAAGCCTAACCGCAGGCAGTTCATATCTTCCTTCTGTCAATGCCCAATAGTTTGTACCAAAAGTCAAATTGATGTTTCCGGTGATGTCTATAACAGGAACCACAGATTTGATGCCGTTCGGAAGAATAACTGTTTCTTCCGTTCCGTTTACTTCCTGATATATAACCGTATCACCAAGCCTTGATTTGAACGGTTCACAGTCGCAATCAATGGTAAGCTTTCCGACACTCTTTTCCGCTTTCCATTCTGACACCGTGATTCTGCCTGCATAATACCATTCCGCATCATCATCCAAGATAATCTGCATCTTCTGACCGTGTAGGGCATTCTGAACCCTTGTAAATAGGTTCATAAACTCTGATTGCGGAGCAATCGTTGAAAACTCAAAAGACAGGTTCCTATTGTTATACTTGACTTCACCGAAGAAGTCTGTTAAGTCAAGAACACCATCACCGCCCGGGATATCTATTGTTTCCGTTTTGGGTGAAGGTGTTCCTATTATCTTTTGTGAAAGTACAAGTGAAAAATCATTCCATGAATGATAGTTCCCAAATTTCACACCTTTCATGATAACCGCCTTCCTGCACATTTTGCGGTTATCTTCTGTATATTACGGCTTGCTGAAATGGTAGCCGTTCTTTACTTCTGCTTTTATCTCCGTATAATCGGAATAATCACCAAGGAATTCCCCATTCAATCTGTAAGCCTTGAAGCCTGTTGTTTCAGGCTTTATCTTTTCACCTGTCAATTCCACCGTATTGGAATCAATCATGCGGAAATCAGCCTGCTTCATGGAATGGGAACCATTGAACTGTACTCTTATCATGGTGTAACCCCCTTAACTGTATTGAAGTGTGCTAATGTTGACTAATGATTTACCCGTGTTATTCATTTTTATGACAAACCTTACATAGAATCTTTCATATCCCGAAATATCAACACTATGTTCAAAACCACTATTTCCGGTAATGGTTGCAACTGTGGACCAGTCTGTTTTATTAGTTGAGAGTTGCAAATAATGCTTAGTAGAAGCAGGGCTGCCGGAAGTAGTTCCGCCAAAATCAAGTTCCGTAGCATTTACTGCATATATTTCATCCGGCAATGTATAACTGTACTCCACACCGTTTCCGGCAGATACGGTTAATGAAAATTCAACAGAACCATCTGCAACAGTTACAGTATTTGAGGTTGCATATGATGTATCTGTGTGACTTTTATCCCATACTGCGTTTGCCGTCAGAAGAGAAATAATTTTTGATGACAATCCACCGCCTGCCCAATCGTGCCAAACACCATCTGATACAGTTTTCATTTGCCACATATCGGTTTCTTCAATATATCGTGTTGTTACCTGATTATTGACAATATCAGAAATTGATGCAATGACTTCCTTCAATGCCAATGCACCTGCAAGCTGATTTTCCTTTGTATTGGCTTCAATTTCTTCCTTGGTGTCAAGGATATTCAAAGCACCAAGGTAAGTGCTGCAAGCTTCTTCAAACTGCTTTGCGTACTGTTCTGCAAGCTTTTTATATGTAGGAATGGTTGTGAATAACGGTTCCACCGCAGTCAATACAACACCTTCCACCTTGACACGATACAAGGGCATCTGATTGAAGGATGCACCTGCCAAGATATCACCGCTTGTGTATTCAGGATCACTTGCAGTTCCTTCCGTTTCCGTTCCCTTAATCACCACAAGTTCAGCCGTTTCAATGTCGGTACTTGTGTCCTTACTGTACTGCATCACAATCAGGTCATTGCGGTTCACACCTGCGGTTCCTGTTGTGATTGTTATATCTTCGTATGTGTCAACATCAATGCGGATGTGTCTACCCTGCATCAATAAGTCACCGTCAAGGATTCTGACCGTGTTATTATCCATGATAGATGCTTCAAGCTGATTTCCTGCTTCCATGACATATTCACCGCCACCAAAAAAGGAAGCATTGAAGCTTCCCTGGTCTGCTGAATGAATGTGTTCTTCACCTGCATATCCTGTTATCAAATGTACTTTTCCCATATCTATTCACCCACCTTATAAGAAATAGTTGTTGTGTTATCCTGTATCTTTACAATTTTCTTTGTTATCTCTGCATTGACTTCAATTCCGGTCATGCGTTCCTTTGCACCGACAATATCACCGATATCATAAGAAATTTCATTCGCATCAAAGTCAAAATTGACTTCACTGCCTTCCCATGATTCCTTGATTCTATCAATGCCACCCTGCCGAAGTTCTTCACTACTTTCTGTGTTTGCATTTTCATAGGTTTCCGCTACTTCCTCAATGCCGAAGAACACCTGCGAATCACTTATATTGCCTTCCGCATCCGCATACACATGAATCACTTCACGCTCTGCAAGGTCACCTTTGCCAAGGCATATGACATGATTCAACGGATGATACCGTTTCTTTATGTCAAAATTGATTTGGTCTGTATCGAACTGTTCATCCTTGGAATAGTCAGTCACAGGCTTTGCCGATAACTCCACGAAGCCATCCGCAAAGGATATATTCAGCTTTGCACGGCTTGCCCTTAGCATCTTTCGGATGCCGTCATATCCGCCTATATAGCGGTTCATTTTGTATCGGTTGATATTTATTCCGCTTGCATCCGTAGAAGCCATAAAAAGGGCAGATAAGCCCATTCTTTCAATAAGCCAAGCCATAACCGCATTGGCATCCCCTGAAAGCATCAGATATTCATTCAGAAGGCTTCTGTACGGCTGATACTCACTACTTGAATCACTTGCAAGCCTTATCATAGGATAGAATTGAAGGTTATTTGCGGTATAACCAGCTCTAACTGATATAAAAATTTGTACAGTTTTAAAATCTGAAAAATCTACAACAGTACATTCAGCACCACTTCCCATATCATATATACCTATACCGTCTTCTTCAAATCCTTGAATGATGAATGTATAATTATTTCTACTACCACCAGCAGGGCAACCATTAAATGCTATTCTTTGCCCTTTTAAGCCTAAGTACCGATTTATACAGGTTTCTTTATTTGCTAATACATAATTGGCATTTTCCGTTGCCGTACCATTTGCAACTATATATTCTAACTGTCCGTTATTATATACAGGTGTGAATGTAACACCGTTGATTGTCGCTTCTTTCAATCCGCTACAATCAAGAAGGTTTTTACCGCCCTTATGAACGGTCACACCGTCACCGTTTTCATCCGTATCTTTCAACGGTTCTATCACCTTGGCATTCATCATACCGTGCCATGTCTTGCCGTGGTATGTGATTTCTTCCTTATCTGTGTTGATATAAATATCATCCACTATGCCGCCATATTCCGTGCCTTCATAGTATAGGAAATACCCTTCTTTGCAACAATGATTCACGGATGCAATCTTGCACTCAAAATCGTTCTCACCGCTGCCGAAGGCAAGGTCTAGTGTGGCATCCTGTGCCACACCAATATCTTCCTTATTTGCATTCATATAAATCAAGTCCACTTGGGTTCACTCCTTTCTTCAAGAAGGGTGATATCAAACTTGAATTCCGTGTTGGTTGTCACATTGGACACACCCACAGGCATTTTTTCAAAGATATAAAAATCCCTTTGCCTTAAATTGAAGCAATTTGTTGTGGTTCCGTCTGTATGTGTCAGCACTATGGTTTTATTGATAGAATCAATCTGCAAATATTCATTGGCTGCCACCGTGACAGATACACCGTATTCATGCCCGGCAATCGTTACCTTAGGCATCACACAAGGCCCATATATGTTCATGCGGAAATTGCAGGGAACAAAGCTTGTATTATTCAAGGGCTTTGCTGCAAGTTCTGATGCATAGTCATAAGGGAAATCGTTATTGAAATCTAAGTTCTTTCCAGCGCTTCCTGCACCGTAACCAAATGTGGTGACGGTTTCCTTGATCCAGTAGGGCAAATCCGTTGTGATTGTCAATGTAACAATCATCAACCGCTTACTGCGTAAGTAATCGGATTTCTTGCTTCCGGTAACATAGCACTTCAAGTAATAGTCACCAATGGTGATTCTGCCGTGCTTATTGGCAAGTACATCCTTTTCCATGACTTCAAAAAGCTTATTCCGCTTTGCAATGCCTTCTTCCTTGGATGTACATGCAATCACAACAGGAAGGCTTTTGGTTATTACCCCCCTGCTGAATGATGATATTTTATTGTTTTTGCTTTTTACCCCCCAAGTGAAATCATGCAAATCACTTTCATTGGCATAGACTCCTTCCGTGCCAAACTCAATGACTTCATTCACATGGTTTTTATATGTTATTCTTTCAAGCATCAGTTCACCGCCTTTACCAAGCGTGCAAATTCCCTACGGTCAAGGTTAAAAGATACACCGTTGCACAACGCTTCAACCATGTTTTCATACATATCCGCATTCATTTTCTTTAATTCCTGCAAGATTTCCTTCAATAATTTGGTTGTTTCTGCATTGGAACCTATTCCTGCACCTTCCATATCTCTTGCAAGGCTTGCAATCCACTTTTTATTATTCTCCAAAGGAACAACGGCTTCTGCACCATTACCTTCAAGAAAACCAACCTGTCCTTTTTCAAGCACACCGCCTTCTTCAAGAAGCGGTGGAAAGTCTACTTCCGGGATAGTGGGAATTGCTTTAATTCCGATTGTGGCAGATAAGTCATTGATTCCGTCAATGATTCCGTTAATCAATCCGATTACCACATTTATCACAGATTCAAAGATTGTCGGTATCAAATTTACAATTCCTTTGAATATTTCAACAATACCGCTCCATACCTTTTCCCAGTCACCTGTAAATATGCCGACAAAGTAAGTAATCAAACCGCTAAATATGGCAATGATTCCGTTAATCAACGGCATAAGTGCATTGATTGCATTTCCTAACACTCCACCCAACATGGTTGCCACTGCTTCTATGATGGGAATAAGCGGTGTGAGCAACTCCATAAGCAATAATGCGACTGCTTCAAGTAAAGGTGACAATGCCACTAATACGGCTTCAAGAATGGGCATCAATGCCTGAATAAGCGGTGTCAATACCGCACCAATCAGGCCCACAAATGCTTCTAAAATAGGTTGTATAATAGATAAAGCTGATTCTATAAGCGTCACCAATACACCAAGTAAGGGTTCAAGTGCAGTCTTGACCAAGTCAAGAATAGGCTGCAATATACTAAGAACAAGCTGAATGAGTGGTTCCAACCAACTAATCAATACAGGAAGTAATGATTGCACAATCTGAATGATTGGATCAAGTAATGCAAGCACTATATCCAGGATAGGTGTAATCAATCCAAGAATCGGTGTCAAAAGTTCCAATAAAGGTGTAAGAATTTCACCCACCAAAGGAAGCAACGCACTGATTATGGTTGCAATCGGGGGCAATAACATCATCAATATATTTGATATGAGTGGCAAAATCTGTTCCACCAAAGGAAGCAATACCGTGAATATATTTGAAATTATCGGCAAAAGTACAGGCAAAATCTGCTGAACTATTTGCAAAAGTAACGGAAGAATGGCGGTCAGCGTACTTCCAAGCACAGGAAGAAGTTGTTCTGTAAGCTGCACAAATAACGGAAGCACCATATCTACCGTACTAACAAGCAGCGGAAAGGCGGTTTCCGCAATCTGCATGATTGGTGGAATCAACTGTTCCACTACTACACCCAATTTAGGAATATAGGTTTCTGCAAGGCTTGTAAGCTTCGGCAATACGCTACTTGCCAAAATGTCACTAACACTCTGGAATGCCCCACCAAGTGAATTGTTAATGGTGTCCTTCAATGTTGAAAGCTGGCCCGAAAAAGTCTGACTTTGCTTTTCCATGGAACCGAAGTATTTTCCGCCTTCTGCCGTTGCCCTTTCCATTGATGCCGTGATTTCATCCACGGAAATAGTTCCGTGTGAAATACGGTCATATAGAGAATCCATTGATTCTCCGGTGCTTTCTGATATTTCCTGCAATGGATTGAATCCTGCTTCAATCATCTGCTTAATATCTTCAAGTGATACCTTTCCTGCGGAACTCATTTGACCGTATGCCGTGGCTATTCGTTCCATTTTCTGTGCATCACCCTGTGCGATATCACCAAGCATCAGCATCTTGTCGGTGGCTTCCTCTGCGGTCAATCCGTAGTTCAATAATAACTGTGTGGTTGATGCAAGGTCAGACATTTCAAACGGTGTTTTAGCTGCTTTTTCCTTTAACTGTTCCACCATTTTTATTGCTTCTTCTTCTGATCCAAGCATAACTTCAAAGGAAGTTTGGTACTGTTCCATTTCTGCGTTATACTTGACCGCCACGGTTCCCAATGTGGCAAACATAGTTGCAACAACACCCATACCTGCCAATGCCATTTTGCCTGCTGCAACCGCAGCATTTCCAATCTTCTTGAATGCATTTCCGATTTTAATTTGCGAATTATTAGCCCGGTTTGTTGTGTTATCAATGGCATTATTCGCATCCGTGTTATTTACCGCAATCGTGCCAAGTAATCTGAATATTTCCATATAGGGTTCACCCCCTTCTTAGGTATAATAAAAAGGGCTGAATCATCAGCCCCTTGTGTTTCCTCTGTTATTTTTACTATAAATTTCACCTAATCTTTTGTTTATAGGTGTTGCTAATTCACCGACCAATACACCGGAATCAAGGCATATCTGCATACCCTGTTGCTTTTCCAGTAGTTCTATGATTCTTTGCATCATAGCTTCCAGTCGGTCATTGTTGTATTGCGGTTGTCTGCTCTGCTGAATTTCATCCAAATCTTCTGCAAGTCTTGACAACCATTTCTTATTATTGTGCAGCGGAACTACCGCTTCCGCACCGGTTCCTTCAAGGTAACCTGTCTGCCCTTTTTCAAGCACACCGCCCTGCCACAACCTTGGAAGGCTTATCTTCCCAAGCGTTCCTACATTGATTCCCGGAAGCTTATTAGCAAGCCTAATTGCACTGTTAATCAATCCGATTCCTTTATTTATCGCACTTTCTACCTTCGACAACGCACCATTCATTCCGTTTTTAACTGCATTTCCCATTGCCGTTCCTATTGAAGTACCGATTGAACCGAACTTTGATTTTACCTTGCCCCATAAGCCTGAAAAGAAACTTCCCCAACCGGAAAAGACGGATTTTATATTTGACCAAGCCTTTTGAAATGTACTACGGAACCATGAACCCACGGAACCGAACACACCCTTGATACCTGACCACAAACCTGAAAAATAAGACTTCGTGCCGTTCCAAGCCGATTTCACACCGTTCCATGCAGACTTAAAGATAATGGAAAACCATGATTTTGTAGCTGAAAAGGCTGATTTGATGCCGGACCATATATTTTTAAAGAATCCGGTCACCGCAGACCATGCCTTTTTAATGCCGTTCCAAGCATCCACAAGGGCTTTTTTGATTGCTTTTCCTGCGGATGATGCAAGTGATTTGATAGTGTTCCATGCCGATTTCCAAAAGTTACGGAAACCTTCAACATTATTCCACAGGTATATAAAGGCTGCCACAAGCCCTGCAATGGCTGCAACCACTAAACCGATAGGGTTTGCCATAAGCACTGCATTAAAGGCAAGCATTGCCGTTCTGACAACCTTAATGGCATTTGCCGCTGCGGTCATAATCTTTCCCCAGGATATAATCAAAATAAAGGTTCCGATTGCGGTTGTAGCACCGATAATCACACCAACCCATGAATGCACGGTTTCCTGATTCTGCTTGATCCATGTGACCATGTCCTTGAATTTCTCAATCCCTGTTTCCAGTGCAGGTGCAAGGTTTTCCGCTAATGATGCAGCAATATTTCTGAATGCGGTCATTATGGGTTCCCCCACTCTGCCTACCTCTGCCACGGCATCTGTCAAGCGTTCCTGGGCCTTCCGTGATTCGATAATGTCCTTATTGGTTTCCTTGTACTGTTTGGATGCCTTGGAATAGGTTTTTTCCAAGGTCTTGACAATAAAGTCTTGCCGTTCTTCTTCGGTTTTAAGCTTCGCAAGTTCCTCATTGAAAGATTCAACCGTGTAATCTGTCCATTCAAGGGCATCCGCAAGGTTTCCCTGTACTTCACCAAGTGATGCCGTGTGATTGATGCCTTCTGCCAATCCTTCCAAAGGAAGTGAATTTCCAAATTTAGCATATACCCCTGTCAGAATGTCGGTTAGCCCTGTCAGTTCCTTTTCGTTGTCAGCTATCAATGCAAGGTGCTGCGAAGCTTCCACCGCTTGCCCACTGTCACCCAATACGGCATTCAATTCTGAATATGTTGTTTTTGCTTCTGCCGAACTGTGTCCGGCTGTTAAAAAGGCAGATTCAAGTAAGCCCATTTCTGCCCTGTATTCTCTCGTTCCTTCTACCGCACCAATGAATGCCCCACCGATTGCCACACCTAATGCACCTATTCCGGTGGCAACGGTCTTTGCAACACCGCCAATCTTGGTGAAGGCTGATTCTGTTTCCTGTGCGGAACCCTTTGCCTTGTCGGTGGTATCATCCAATGCGTTGTTTGCTTCTGTATTGTCAATGGCTATTTTTCCAAATAGCTTGAACAATTCCATAAGCAACCCTTTCTATTTACGGAAAAAGCTTGTCCATGATGTTTTGAATATCATCTTCTGTCATATCTTCATCCCTTGTATGCACCTTTTTCTGCTTTGCAGGTTGTTCCACAAGCCCATTCTTCCAATCAATGAAGTTCTTATCAGTCATACTATGGATATATGCAGACCACAATTTCTGTTCATTCTGCTTTTCTTCTTCTGCTTTATTCCGTTCATTTTCTAATTCAATTATGTTTGTTACAAACTCCCCAAACCGCCCCTGGTCAAGGTACAGGTTTACAAGGTCCATAGGACTTGCATATCTTGAATATAACAAGTCCATGAACCTAAATTCACCCATTAAAGCAATTTGGAAACAACCTTGAAAAAACTTGCATTCTTGCCTTCACCGAATAAATCATAGACAATCAGAAGCGTTGTGCCGAATTCCATTTCATTCAATTCTTCAACGCTCTTTCCGATTTTCTTTGCACAAAATTCATCAACTTCCTTCTGTGCCAAGTGGATGTTCCGTGTGATCATGACTAACATGTCACAGACTACCATGCCACCGATATCATCCAATGTCTTTTCCCCGGTTACCACCTGAATGAATGCATCCTTCAAGTTATCAGGCAGAATCTTCGCAAGAATGCGGACAACGGGCCATAAGTCACCGTTATCAAGCTTCTTCAACTCATACGGTCTTTCAATGACTTCTTCTACCGCTTCCATAGTTTCTTCAACAACTGCAATATCTTCTTTTCTCTTACTCATGGTTAATTACCGCCTTTCTTATGCTGCAACTTCGTCTGATTCAACTCTTGTCCAACCTGCTTCCTTGCGGATAAAGATTGCATAAGGAAGTTTGGTCACGCTTGTTTCAATGTCTGCACAACACTCAAATGTACCCTTGAAGATAGAATTGGTCTTATTCTTGGGTTCCATGGTAAAGCCGGATGTACACAATGCCTTTTTGAACATGATGATTACCGGTCTACCGTCAAGAAGTTCACCGTAGAAGCCGAAGCCATCATAAAAATGTCCTTCTCCAATGTGTTCTGCTGATGTGATAACATCATAATTTTTATCCGTAGTTTCGGATAATTCACCGATAACTGACTTTTTGATGTTTTCGGCAAGCATTTCTGCAAAGGATGTTTCCATCTGTGCAGTTTCTCCAATTTTTGTCTGCAACTCTGCAACCTTAACCGTTGCACCGTCTAATTCCGGTGCGAAAAATTCAGGTGTAATGGTTAATGTACCGCCATCCTGTGTTGCACCGATAATTGCCTGTTTAATCTGTTCCACAGTGGGTGCAACCAATGCATCAAACTCCAAGCCCTGAAAGTAGACACCCGGTCCGAAGGGAATCTTGGAAGGTGTGCCTTTTGTTATACCTGTCATGCCCATTTTAAATCACGCTCCATTCTTTAATATTTAAGTAAATCTGAATTTTTTTCAGTTCCGCATCCCCTGTTGGGATGTTGCACAAAGCATTTTCAAACAAAATGACCACCCCTGCCCCACTGGGAAGGATGGTCTTAACTCCGTGCTTATATTTCTTTTCAATTATTTCTTTTTCTTCCAACAACTCCAAATATGTTCCTCTTGTGAAGCCTTCCAACATGAATGATGTTTCAGCCATATCACCGTCACCGGATACTTCTGTGAAATTACCTACCCAATACGGATATATCACTTCTGACTTCCATTGCTCGAACTCATAGTTGACAAGTTTTGAAAGTTGGGTGTTTATGAAGTTTAATGTTTCTATTCTCATTCCAAATGCCCTCGCAATATTTCCGCAAGCCTGTTTTCAATCCTATTTTTGTTTGATGTGTATGCGTTGTGTAAAGGTCTTACAGGTTCACTACCGTTGGTTGCGTGTGCAGGCAATCCCCTTGCACGCATTCTTGCTGCGGTTGCCCTTGCTTCTTCCTCGGTGTAGTATCTTTGATTTCTCGCCCTGTTATCATTACCTTCTACATACACCCACCATCCTCTACGACCGTCATGGTGCAATGCGTGTTCACCTGTTCCGAACTCTGACCAAAAGGCAGCTTCCAAAGGGCTTCCCACTTTTGCTTCCTGTGCGGTTTCATTGACGGTGTGTGTCCAACTATTCTTCACATCATATCTTCCGTAGTGCGGTGGATTGGTATTGCTTTTCGTCTTGGCTTCCAACAATCCGCTTGCTTCCTCTAAGAATACAGAAATGGCATTTGCCATGGTTTCCCGGACTTGCACTCTATTGTCGATAAATTCAACGCTCAT